GCCCGTTGTTCCTCCCGAAGCGCTTGCACAGATGCGAGGATTGAATCCCTGACGCCTAGTTTCTTCGGCGGTTGTCCACTTGATACACCGTTTGGTGGGCGTGGAGTGGGAGAGACAGCCGCACGCGAAGCATTGCGGACCTTCTCTTCATTGGCTTTCTTCAGTTCTTCGGCTTTCTTGCGTTCCTCATCAGCCCGGATCTGGGATGAAATGGTGGGATCAAGCGAGATGGCCTTTTGATAGGCGTCCTCGAGATCGGCGGCGATGCCGGCCGTCATTAGCTTGCCCATCTGGACGCGCACAGCCTCGAAATGAGGATGGGCGCCAGCGAACGTTGTCAGTTCTCGCGCGATCTGCTGCTGCTCAAAGGTTTGAACCCTTTGAAGCGCATCTTGCGCGGTTTGCTGAACCTGACCGAACTGATCGATAACCGGCCGCAAGGGCTCGGGGATATCCTGTGATGGCACTCCGGATTGGGAACTCGGGACCAGTGTTGAAAGATCAACCCCGTATTGCTTCGCAAGGTTATGAAAGGCCTGCATCCTCGTTTGAGGATTGCGGAACGAACCTTCCCATTCCAAAAGCCTTTTGACGGCTTGGGCGTCCGATTGAATGCCATTCTGTTGAAGGATTGGCCGAATCGGATCGAGGGCTTGCGAAATCTCAGTGAGTTGAGCGGTTTTAGTACGATACTCTTCAAATCCCTTGGCGACCTCGGCTTCGCGTTTGACCGCGTGCGCCTGTGCTTCGGGCGTCATAGTCTCCCAGATAGCTTTCCAAATCGGGGGCGGCCCATCGGTTTTTGACGCCTCGGGTTGCGCTTCCTTTTCAGGCTTCTGATTGGCGGGAGGCGTCGCGGGATCAGTCGCGCCAGCCTCTTTCTCTAATTTCGTGAATTTCCCATCAGCCGCCCGGGCGCGCTTGGCCTCCTCGGTGCGGATTGTCTCGACATTCTTGACGATCTGCTCTCGCAAACTGAGAGGTTTTTCCGGCTTGTCGGGAGAGAGGGGCATCTCTCCCGACTTCCCCGCATCACCAACGGGGATTTCCGCGCCGGAAACCTCATTCTCGGCAGCTTGCTGGTCAGCTAATTCCATATGCTCCGCCGAATAAATCTTGATATGTCAAGCTTTAACGTCCATTCCGTAGATCATAAATAGCTTTTCGGATGTCATCGCGACGTTTTCCACCATCTAATTTGACCGGATTACGTGGTTTTATTGGTTCATTGCCGATTTCGATGCAATTTGAAGCTTTTGTAGCCTGCCGAAACTTGGATTTACTGTCTAATACCTGTCCGGTTCCCATATGCTTCGCTGGTGGCATAGTGTCCGAAATCACATAAAACGCGCTGGTTTTACTGGGCAGGGCACAAGGCCAAGGCTCGTCAAGGTCATGCCATTTCCGGCAGGTCTTGCACATGCGAAGGGTCAATGCGCCGCCCCGTTAGATTTGCTCTCGCTCATCTTCATTTTGTGTTGGTGCTCGCCGAGTTCCACGGCCCGCTTATGCTCTAGCTCGTTGCGTTCCATTTCCCGTTGGTGCTTCAGCGTCTCGAAATGGTTCTCGCGCTGCAGCTTCTCAGCTTCCAACCTGTTGGCTTCGACTTCAGCCTGAGCCCTGATCTGCGCAATCTGGATTTCCATTTCCTTCATTCGGATATCCATCTGCTTGATCTGCATGTTGGCGGCATTATTCTGCTGCTCGCCCTCGTTTTCGATCTTCTGCCGGGTGACTTCCGGGTCTTCCTTGGCCTGTGGATTGGCTGCCTGCTGCTTGGCCTGCTGTTCAGCCTTGTCGCAGAACTCCTCGATTGCAGTTTCAAGATCACGTCCAACCCGGAAGCCTCGCACCCCAAACTGAAGCATCTTGGCGGCCAAAGGTGCAAATTCGGGAACTTGTGCTGTGACCTGTCCAGCCGTCTCAATGAACTTGGTCACGCCCTCAATGAACTGAATACGGCTTTCCTTCTCCTGCTGGGCATCGCCGGCAATTGTTGAATCCGTTTCGATATCGATCCGGAAGCCACGGAGCTTGTCGTTCTTGAGCAGCACGATCGCGTCGGCGAGCATCTTGTCCTTGCGCTGCTGCTTGATGATCTCAGGCGGCGGTTGCGGCCCCACAGGCGCAGGCACGGACGGCGCAGCCTGTGGGGGCATCGGAGCCGGCGGGGAAGGCAAACCCGGGCCTGGCTGCGACGGTGGAACTAATTGCGGTGGCGCCATTCCTGGCGGGCCTGCTCCCATGCCAGGCGCAGGGGCCATCCCTTGCGAAGCCGGGAGATCAGGCGGGTCAAGACCTTCATCGTACATTGCCCCCGAGACTTCAATGAGCGTCTTGGGATCATAGTGCTCTGCAATGATCTCGCCCATAATGCAGACGATATCCCGGCAGAAGCGAGCGGATTCGTCCTGTTCATCCTGAACGCGGGTTTGGGCTCCATTGGTCTTGAGCCGTTGCGCGCCCATGGTTTCGCGGGCGTCAGAGGTGCCCCGCATGATGTCGTTGATGCCTGTAGTACGGTCCAAATCTTCAATGATTTGCTTGCGAACCTCGATCAGGATTTGCAGCGTCTTGGCGATCTGCTCGATCGGTACCCAATCAATGGCACCTTTGAGGCCGCCCTTTTCAGCAAAGGCCGCCCAGCTATCCACAGGTATCAGGTTCGGCTCCTGAGCTTCCTGGAAGACGCGCTTCAAGCCCTGTGCCGAGCTGTCATAGACGCCCACGACCTTGCAGGCGTTGGTCAGAATATCGATGCGCTTGGACAGATCATCGATCTGCATGTACTGATCCTGGCTTTCCACGTAATCAGGAACCGGAATCAGCGTGTCGTTGGTCATGGTTGCGGACCATGGCTCCGGACACGGGAAGAACTTCTCAAGCTTCAGCGGATCGTCTACTTCCTTGCAAATCTTGTCATAAGACTTGGCAATGAACGTGACCTTTTTGGTCGGCTTCCACCAAATTTCATAGCAGGTAGCTAGCATGCCATCTTTACCAGATAGCGTGCTTTGATCGCCCTGATTGACGCCCTTGCTTTCAGGTTTATGGTCTAGCTCGATCTTGGCCGCGTCCTCAAACTCAGCCTCTTCCATGTCGGTTCGGCTCATGTAGAGCTTCCGCCCTACGCCCTGAACCTCATCCCATGTTCTGGCATCCGCCGGAAAGGTATAAAAGTCCTTCCAGTGGACGTACATCACATCCAGGGATTCGCTGACGAACTCCCGCTGGATCTGATCGTCCTGTTTCTCTTCTTTCTGATCGACAGGCTCGCCGTTGATCTCAATATCGTCGTCGGCATCCTGCTTGGGAGAGACGGAAATCCCGAACTTCGGATTGTAGCGAACCCAGACTTGTCCACGTCCAGGCAGCATGTAATCCGTTCGGCATCGTTTAAGCGTTTGATGAAAGCCGGAAGTAGGCATTTCATACCGCAGCGCACGCTCAAGAATGGTAGACGCCACCCTGCCCGTTACGTCCTTGTCGAGAAACCTACGTTCAGCTATCGGAACCGGAAGCTTGGAATAAATGGCTGATTTCTTGGTCTGGGTATTCGACCAGAATAGATTCAAACGCTTGGCAACGCCGACATCGCGTTCTTCCCGCTCATCCCGGAAATGCTTGATGATCTTGTCGCCGCGCTTGTGCCAACGGTCTGTGGCCTTGTCGCATATCTCGATCTGGGTTTTCCAGTGAGCTGCCATCTCCTGGTCTTTGGTGATCGCGATGGCCATTAAACGCGTCCGTTCCTTCTGGCTTCCGGTTGCTCCCATAGATCATCAAGACTGACTTGGTTGCCTGGTCCTACCATCAACAGCTTGCCGGGTACCTTCTTGCTCACATCCTTGATGTATGGCCGTGACATGCAGGCATAACGGATTTCGTCGGGAGCATGATCTTCGCTCTCCGTATCCACGTCCTCAGCCTTGACAGGATCGTGCTGGAGCGCGGGAAGCGTGCGGATGGTATCCCGGCAGGTCGAGAAGAAATAAATCATGGGGCGGTCTCCCACGAGACGCGCACGTACTTGGTCCCACCCACCCATAGCGCCTCTGGCAGCCGTACGCGCGTTGTCTGCCCGTCTGAAGAATATCTTACGGGAGGCCATGCGCTCAGCAATGGAGGGGCCTCCATCCGATGCGAATGCAGCGGGATCAAGCACCCCGTATGAGATCGCCGGCTCACCTTCAATGCCACGCGGTTCATGAACCTCTCGCTCGCGGATGCCATCGGCTACGGCTTCTGCTGTGAGTTTGAGTCCGATGTTAGGAGAACTGGCGCCGTACCATTCTCGGTAGCGGATGATCGCGCCTCGAGGGAGGACAGTAGAACTTCGTTCGCCATGTAGAGGCGAAACCATTTCTGCGCCCGCAATGGGCCAATCTTCCCCCACGACTGCCCACCATCCGATGCTGAATGGCTTCGCGCTCCCCCAATCCCCAGATCTGAATCGCGTCCAGCTTCCTGGGATTTCAAAGGGTCGAATGACATGCTTTTCGGTGCTCCATTCAGGAAAAAACGCACCCTCGATTACTGACCAATCGCCAGTCAACCAAGCTTTTACAAGATTTTCCGATCCCACCTGAAACAAATTGGCAACATAATCGTCGCCCAAATACTTGTTATCCACCACTTTTGACGGGATGAATACTCTAGTCTTTTCAATCTTCTTCTTGTTGAATGGGTTGATATACTCAAATCGGAAGATTTCCATGCCTTGGGGATGAGTATCCAGCTTGTAACGGGCCTTGACCCATTGGTGGCCTGGTCCACCCGGATTGCAGGTGGATTTCATCTGGCAGGGAACGCCGTGACCTGAACGAAGCGTTGCGGTCAGCTTGGCTACGGGGCTTTCACTCGGGAATGTGCCGACTTCTTCGAAATAGATGCGGGTGTAACCGTGGCCTTGATAGGCGTCAGCGTCACTGTCATTTTCCAAATAGGCGAACCGCAGTCGTCCGCCGTTCGGTCCGCGGAAATATTTATCCTGCTCGTGCCATTTGTGGCCGATGGGAAGCAATATCTGCTTAGCTCGTTCAATAAGTTCGATAAGTTGTGTCCGCTCCCGACGAAGCGCGAGGCCGATCGCGTGCTCATGGTATAGATCCTCGTGGCTTGCCCAATCTCCAATAACTCCGTCTGACTTTCCTCCACCTCGCGCTCCCCCGAATGCTACGTCGTCCGCAGGGCATGCAATGAAGGCGGACTGTTTGGGCTGAGCATCCCAGATAATCTCCTGCTCAGGCTTTGAAGGCGGCATCTTGTTTCAGCAGTCCCAATGCCTCGAATAGATCCAGCCAGCCTTCGATCTCAAGATTGGACAGCGGTTCCGTATAGCCCTGGTTCGATTGCAGGGCTCGGGTGATCTTGCGAAGATATTCGCGTGCTTCTGTGCGGGTCATATTGAGTTCGGGCGGGGATGAGCCCGCCCGCTGTGTCTCAAGCAGTCGGCGCAGCAGGCGTATTCGCTGCAACCGCAGCAGCGAGAGCCTGACTTTTACCAGTGATATCAGCCTGAAGAGCTGCGAGCTTCGCAGGATCAACGCCGGCCGCTGCGATCAGGGCGGGAATACCCTGGATCAAAGTGATGGCGCTGTCGATCACGGTGTCTTCTGCGGTGACCGCAGCCTGAAGGTCGTCAATTGCAGCCATGATGGTCTCCTGTACGAGGTCAATTTTGGCATCCAAGGCCTCCAGGCGTCGCATGACCTCGCAACGCGCCTCGGAGTGTCGATCGTGTATGTAAACGTTAATGTTGGCGTTTATGTCCATTTACTTCTTTGCCTCGCGCTTGACGCTATAGGCGATTGCGACCGCTTGTTTGACCGGCTTGCCGGCTTTGACTTCAGCACGAATGTTGGACTTGAAAGCCTTGGCGGACTTGGATTTCTTAAGCGGCATCGTATTCTCCTCTGGTTGCTTCCCTGATCGTGCTCCTCAAAGACTTCTTGAA